TTTTATTCCATTTCCTAAACGATTACCAATATTTCTATTTCCATCATCAAAATTAGGGTTAGGGTTTCTATTGTTAAATCCCTGACGAGTTAATTTTCTGGTTTGCATTTCTACCATATCGTTAATAAGATTTTTTTGTTTCTTTTCTTCGTTTTCCATATTTGCTTCTAATAATTGGTCTAATGCTAGGTTTTTAGCATGTGAGAATTTCTTTCTTGGTATTTGTTTTTTAACTATAACCTCAACTACATGTTTTTTAGGTCTTCCTCTCTTTTTCTTAATACCTGCTCCTAATAAACCTTCTTTACTCCCTTCTTTTTGTTGATATGGGGATTTAGTAATTGTTAAACTATCAGCGTTATCACCTAATTGAGCATCGGTATACATTGTGTCATTATCTTGTTGAACTACTTCAGGTACTGATTGAACATCTGTTTGAGGAGGGGTTTGAGGAGTTGATTTATCAGGAACTGTTTGATAATTAGATATAAGTTGTCTTATTATATCATCATAAGGGTTTTCAGGGTCAAAATACTCACTTGATGGAGTTTGTTGTGATATTTTATTTTTACCAGTAATATCACTACTCAATGAACCAATAAATTTACCTCCTAATTCCATAGCCTTATTAGGGTCTACTTTACCACTAATTCCCATTTCTAAAGCGTCTCCTAGCATACCTACATATTTATTATTAGATTGATATTGTTTAGGTATAAATTCCTTCATTAAATTTTCTGATAATTGAGATGTAATTTCAGGAGGTATTCCAAACTCAGTACCTAAAACACCTAAAGCCATACTAGCTAACGGAATTCCAGTACTTACAACACCTGGTAATAATTGCTCATTTGTAAATTTGCCTATTTCTGCTCCGGCTTTTTGCAAAGCCTTTTCAGCTGGTTTAAAAAATTTCTTATTTGCTGGTCTTGCTATATTTTCCTTCCAACCCTTATCAATATCCCTTCCTATCTGTTTTAATGATTTAGGCTTTTTAATTTTTCCACCTTTCATCCTTTTTTCCTTTGCGTTCATAATATAAATAAAATATATTGTAAAACCTTTAATTAAAAATATAAATTTTATTATTATTTTATTTTCTTATTTTTCTTATTTTTTTTTTCTAAAAAGTATAAAAATAAATAAATAATTAAAAAAAAATATTTTATTAAAAAAAAAATCTTAAAATAAGGAATTATTTTTAATAAAATTACTATACCTATATTTTTAAATACATGATAAGCAAACTTAAGATAATAATCCTCAAAATAAAAAGTAATTAAATATTACAATTCAATTATTAAAATAAAAATTCTTATTCACTATCGCTATTAATCTCTTTAATTCTTCGTTTAGATTTAGGTAATGTTCTATCAATATTCTTTAAAAATTCATCTAAATTATAAAAATCAAAAAATCCTTTTCTATATTTTTCATTTGGTTTAGCTTTACCTCCTTTAATAATTAATGGATTAAGATTTTTACTAACTGCATCATTATAAATAGCTCTTAATTCATCTCTATCTAATTCACTACTCCATTCCTTCATTATATAATCTTGTTCGCGTTTACTTCCTCCTAAATCAAATAAAACAAGATAAGAGCTATTCTTTCTTATCATTTTAGGAATATCTGCATAAGATTGACTAAGAAACATTAAAGATACATTCTTTTTTCTTGCTCTTAAATAATATTCACAAACAGGGTCTAAATTCTTACTTAATACCAAATCATCCCAAATTAACAAATGGTTATATTTTTTATCATAATCATCTAATTTAGGGTTGTTGTGCATACCTTCTAATATTCTTATACTATCATTTTGTTCAACTAACCAATTATATAATGGTTCATCCTTATTTCTAGTGACAATAGTTATATCAGTAAATGTTCCTTTACCTTGACTAAATACTTTAATTAAATTTAATACGAAATTAGTTTTACCACTTCCACTAGGTGCAACTACACACATTCTAAAAGGTATTTCTATATGATGAATATTAAAATTATTATTTTCAATATCATCTAAATATTTTTTTGGTATAATTTCATAAAAATTAATTATTTCCCCATCCTTTTCGGTTGGTTTTTTCCTTACATTTGCTTTTCTTTTCAATGCTTTTATTTCGTCAGTGTTATTATCAATTTTTAACATTATATATTATACATATTAACATATATTTAAAAAACTTTTTTAAAAGAATATCTATATTAAACAAATATAATATTAAAAATGGCTAATTATACACCCCCTACGGAAAATTTACCAATATTTGATAGTTTTGTTTTTTTAAGCGGAGATATACCATTAACACAAAATCAAGCTGATAAAAGGTATTTAAGATATCCTAATGCACAAGGAACAGAAAATTTACAAGCGATAAATGTTGGAGGAAATGCAACATTTGCATCAGGAACAACAATAACAACTAACACAGCTACTGTCAATCTCGGTTCGGGAGGAGCTGGTGCTGTTAATTTAAATACTAATATGGCTGTAAGTGGATTTGGTTCAATAGGTATGACTAATGCTGATATTAATATGACTGATGATAGTTTAATTATACAAAGTGGAACACGCACATTACCAAATACATTATATTCAACAAACATTATAAACGGGGCTAATATACAATACTTATCAGATAATACTCAACAAACAAGTGCTTTTACAGGAGCAGGAGCTTTAGCTGGTTCATATACAAATACAAACATGACAGTCGACACTAATGGTAGAATTACTGCATTAGCAAACGGAACAGGAGGTGGAGGTAGTACATTCACTCCAATATTCGCTAACTTTGCTGATTATCAAACAGGAACAACAGGTTATTCATCAGGTACTAAAATGGTTTGTGGTGGAACTTGGGGAGCTAATGACTATGTAATGTTTAGAATTACAGCTCAGATAAATTGGGGTATTTCTGGAGCTTATAGTAGTTGGTCTAATTTAGCAACAACTCAAGGAACATTAATATTTAGACCATTTTGGACACCTCAGGGTGTATTTGCTCCTCTAACAGGAACTCTTGTTAATTATTCAACAAATACAGGACCTTTTATTGGTGGAACTCAAAACGCTATGTTTTATTTAGGTGCTACTAACAATGGTCTTCAATCATATTTTTTTATTTATGGTGTGGGAGCGTCTGGTGGTAGTGGAGCTCCTGGTACTTTTATTCAATTGATGGCTGATGCTCCGGGAACATCGGGAGGTTGGGCTTATACTCATTCATTAGAATATATATGTCATTCAACTACTGGAGGTACTATAACATTAGTAGGAGGAACAGGTACAAATAATTCTTTACCATAAATAAAATATTAATTTTTTATTTAAAAATATAAAAATATATATTTATATATTATTAAATGGCTACAAATGCTTCAGAGCAAGAATATAAAGGAAATGTTATTAACTATCTTAATACAACAGGTAATACAGCTATAACATTATCATCCAATGGTTTAACATTAACAGATGATATATTAACAACTCCTATAACTGTAGAAATAAATCAAACTGGTATTGTTAACGGAGGTAATACAACAACATGGAATACATTAGCATCATTGGACCAAGCTTTAGCATCATTGAAAATACCACCAAATGCAACAACATTAGAAATAGAAAACACTTTATTAGCAACTAACGGAGCTTCAAATTCAATTTCAATCAATGCTTCTACACCGAGTATTGTTATTACAGATGGAACAACAACAAATACAATTAATCAAAGTGGGTATACAACAAGAAATAGTGTTCAAAATTCAACTCATTATTTAAACTTCAGTGATAGTTCATCAACAGGAACAGGAGCAATTCAAAAGACATCATCATTATCATGTAATCCATCATTAGGAACTATTACCGCTACAACTTTTAACGGTAATTTAAATGGTAATGCTTCATCATCATCAAGCTCAACAACATCAACAACTATAGATATTACTGATACTGATATTAACAGTGTTTATTATCCTACATTCGTTTCATCAAGTGGAACTAATCAAACATTAAGAGCTGATATTTCTACAACTCCTTTATCTTATAACCCATCAACAAGTAATTTAACCGCTACTACTTTTACAGGTAGTTTATCAGGTAATGCTTCATCATCAACCAATTCAACTAATTCAACAAATATTAATTTAACATCTGATGATACTAATGGTACTTATTATTTACCATTTGCTAAAACATCTGGAACAGGTGATAAACCGTTATATATTGATGATACTACAACTCCATTAACTTATAACCCTTCAACAAGTAATTTAACTGCTACTACTTTTACAGGTGACTTAGTTGGTAATGCTTCAAGTTCTACAACTTCATCAACCGCTACAAATGCTACTAATTCTGTTAATGTTGGAATTACATCTGATGATACTAATGGTACTTATTATTTACCATTCGTTAAAACATCTGGAGTAGGAAATAAACCATTATATATTGACGATACTACAACACCTTTAACATTTAATCCATCAACAAGTAATTTATCTGCTACTCTTTTTACAGGTAATTTAAGCGGTAATGCTACAAGTTCTACATTTTCAACAAATGCTACAAATGCTACTAATGTTGGTATAACTTTAGACAATTCAAGCGGAACTTATTATTTACCATTCGTTAAAACATCAGGAGCAGGAGATAAACCATTATATATTGATGATACTACAACTCCATTATCTTATAATCCTTCAACTAATGTTTTAACCGCTACTACATTCATGGGTGCTTTATCTGGAAATGCTTCAACGGCTTCTTCCGCTACAAGTGCTACTAATGCTACTAATGTTGGAATTACATCAGATAGTACAAACGGTGATTATTATATTCCATTTGTTAAAACATCGGGAACAGGGGATAAACCATTATATATTGATGATGCTGTCACTGCTTTAACATTTAATCCTACTACTGCTAAATTAAGCACTACATCTTTATCAAGTTCTACAAATATTAATATATTGAATGCTACAGGTTCAACTATAACTCCTACAACTGGATTATATATTGACCCTATTAGAAATGTATCACAATCTACTGTTTTAGGGTATGATACTACTAGTAAAGAAATTACATATTATCCAACACCGGGAGGAGGAGGAGGAGGTGGTTTATCGGTAGAAACTGTTACAGGAACATCTGCTTTAAGTCCTAGTGTTAATATAAGTTTAGTGTCTGGAGCTAATCATTCATTACCATTAAGTTCTACACCTGGATTTACTAAAATGATTGTTAATAACAATTCAAATACATTTGGTAGAATAACAACAGCAGTCTCTACTACTGGAAGCACAGTAATAATAAGGAGTTTAAGATACGACCCTGTATTAAATAGAATGTATGTTGGTGGTAATTATACGGGTATTAATGGTGTAAGCAATGCTATGGTATGCACTTATTATGATTTTGCCACATCAACATTTGTATCAATGGGAACTTTTACAGGGACTGATGTTTATGATATTCTCGTCAGTGGTAATAGAGTATATATTACGGGTGCATTTACTCAAATAAGTGGAATTCCTAGCACACAAAGAATAGCATATTACGATACAACTACATCAGTATGGAATGCTATGGGAACTGGGTTAAGTTCTGGTCAAGGTCAAAGATTATTATCTTATGGAGGATTTATATGGGTTTGTGGCTCTTTTGCTCAAGCGGGAGGTGTAACTGGAACTGCTAAAATTGCAAGATGGAATATAGGGGCTAATACATGGACTACTGTCGGAATATCAGGAGTATCAACAGGCACTCAGGTTTTAGAAATGGCTTTAGTTGGAACTAATATTTGGATTTGTGGTGATTTTTCATCTGCTGGTGGTGCTGCAAATTCTCAATATTTAGCATATTATGATACTGTAGCCGGAACATTTAACGGATATGGAACAGCTCAATTTACAGGTGGTTCTACAACTGCTTTAGAATATATTGGCGGTAATAGTTTAATAGTTTCTGGAGCTTTTACACAACTAGGAAGTGCTTTTATAAATTATACATGTAATTTTAATGTATCAACATTAACAGGTTCACAATTTGGTGTTGGTTGTTTACCGACAGTTTCTTTTTATACTGATGTCGAAGGTGTGTTATGGAATTTTGGAGCTGCTAGTGGTTTTGGGTCTCAAAATTTTGGTTTTAATTCATCTCATTATGCCCCTACAGGAGGTATAGGTTTTTGGAATACATTAACAGGTAATTGGATACCTATAACATGTAATCAAGGTGTTAATGCGATGGAAAGAACTGGAACACCAGGGGTTTATTGGATGGGTGGGCAATTTAACGGTTGGGATGGGGGAGGAACTAGTACACCGGGTTTTACAATGACAGGAATGGGAGGTCTTGTTACTTTTAATAAAAATAATATAACAACTATTAATTCATCATTAATGCACAATGGAAGAACTGATAGAAATAATTTTAATTTGTATTATAAGGGTCAAACTGTAAGTTTAGTTAATCTTGATAATACCAATTGGAATGTTACAACAATTCAATCAAGTCCAATACCATATACTTGGTTATATTAATATAAAAATAGAATAAAGAAATAATCAGTTTAAATAATATATAATATGTCAGATTGGAAATTAACTTACGATGGTGTCTTTTTTATCACAGTTATCACAATTATAACTGCTTTTTTTGGAGTGGTTTTGAGATTTTGTTTAAGGTCTAAATGTGGAGAAATAAATATTTGTTGGGGGTGTTTGAAAATAAATAGAAATGTAGAATTAGAACAAGAAGAGGAAATGAAAGCAATGGAACTAGGAATGAACAATGAGGAAGAAAAAAAATAATTTATAAATAAAATAATATATATTACTATATGAAAGAAAATATTTTATTATATAGTAATCCCGACATAGTATTAAATAATGCTAGAGAATTCTTTGGTAATGATGTTGAAATAGATTATTCAGATAGGAAAGATAAAAAATATAGAATATTAAACCCTCATACAAATAAATGGGTTCATTTCGGGGCTATGGGATATGAGGATTACACAAAACACGGCGATGAGAATAGGAGAAAGAGGTTCTTAATAAGGAATAGAGAGTGGAGTAAACAAGATATGTACACACCTGGATTTTTATCATATTATTTATTATGGTAATTAAAAAAAATATTATTATAAAAATAAAAAATAAAAAATAAAAAATAAAAAATAAAAAATAAAAAATAAAAAATAAAAAATAAAAAAATAAATATAAAAATATATACTATATATATTATTATACAAAATGTTAACAGACCATCAAATTATTGACTTATCAAAAAAAATGAATATCCCATTAGCTGAAGTATGTTTTAAAGATGAATTACCAAAGAAACTAATTGTAAATAAAGTATATATTATTAATTTACAAGACAGTATTACAGATGACGGAGATGAAAATTCTGGTACTCATTGGACAATGGCTTATATAAGAGAAACTCCTAAAGGACAATTACAACCAATATATTTTGACCCTTATGGTGTTCCTCCTCCTGAAAATGTAAAAAACATTATTGAAAAGCAAACTAATTTAAAATGTCCATACACAACAAAGGATATTCAAAGTTTAATGAATAATGCATGTGGTTTTTATTGTTTAGCTTTAGCTCATTATATATGTTCGTCAAAATATAGGAGAAATGATTTATACGAAGATGTAGACACATTTATGGACATGTTTGATGATTTAAACCATTCAATTGATTGGAAAAAGAATGAATATATATTAAAACATTTCTTTCTATCAGAAGACCCTTCAAAAAGAAGAGAAGTAGATGTAATTAGTCAAACACATGATGATTATGAGAGAATAATAAACGAAGATACAAAAGGAGGAATTGATATGATGAAATTACCAGTTGGAATAAATTATATGGATAAAAAATAATTTAAAGCTATATACATTAATATAAATATAATGGAAGAACATAGAATGAAAGTTTTAAAATATATATCTAGTTATACTGATGCTCAGAAAAAAGCCACCAAAAAATACAGAGATAATAATAAGGATAAAGTAAATGAGCAAAGAAAGAAATATTATGAAAATAGAAAAGCTAAAGACCCGAACTTTTTATTATATAAGAGACAAAAGGCAAAAGAATATTACA